TTGATCCATTAAGCGATAAAAAAATGGAATGGTACTCGGCTCTTGATCAACTTAATCAATGGCAATTAAACCTAAAAGCAGTTCTTGCTAGAAAGGCAGAACTACAAGCACAGCTAGAGCAAGCACAAACCGATGCAGCCGCAGCAAAAGAAAAACAAAGCGCACAAGCGCAAGAACAAAAAAATGCTGTCAATGCAAGTCCAGCCCCGGCTAGCAACACCAATGCAGCTACTAATGATGATTCTGGTTTAGCACAGAATACTAATACAACGGTAAACGGTAGCGGAAATGTCAACGGAAATACCTCAACAGTAAATTCCACAGCAACCAAAACTGCTACTGGCGAAACAATGCCAGGACGCAGACCCGATAATCCATTAAGCAGGTTAAGTAGCTATACATACCATCTTTCATTGTATATGATTACACCAGAAGCATATAGTTTATTTGTGATGAATGGTGAGACTAACCCGCAAGATTTTATTATTGTTGCTGAATCAGCCGGCATTAACAATGCGTCAGTAAATAATAGAGCGTTTGACAGGGACGTATACATTGATGACTTGACCTTCAAAACATTAACCAATACAAAGGGAACAGGTGCAGGTACGGTGGATTCAATACAGTTTGAATTTAAAATATATGAACCCTACAGCTTTGGTTTTCTTAGTGGATTAAAACAAGCAGCATTAAGAAATATAGCAAAAAGTAAATTAACTAATAAAGATGAAGCTGCACATCATATGCAGCAATACTATATATTGGGAATAAAGTTTTACGGATATGACAAAGATGGAAATCCAGTAACTAACGAACAATTCAATGAGTTGGGAACAGGTGACAAAAGCGAACCTAATGCATTATTCCCCAGATACTTCCCTATATACCTAACCGGCATGCAATTTAAGCTTGACGGCAAAGTAACCACATATACAATCAAAGCAGTTCCTATATCATTGCAAGTTGGGTTTGGCGCAACGAGGGGCCTGTTAGGAAACGGCGGAGAACTAAAGGGTGAAACCGTAGGAGAAATGCTTGTAGGTAAATCAAAGAGTGGGTTGAGCCTTGAAGAAATGATGAATAATACTGAACGAGTACTCAAAGAACAAGGTAAACTAGAGATATCAAATGAATATAAATTTGAATTTACTAAACATGCTGACATTATTAAGAATTCATTATTAGTAAATGACCAAGAGGCAAGTAAAGAAAAAGCCCCCATGGGTTCTGAAGTATCAACCACAAAACAAGCAAATGATAAAAATGCTGCAAAGGCAGTTTACTCTCCGGGCAAACGAACATTTGGAATAAAAGGTGGACAAACTGTAGCACAAATCATTGATGGCGTTATTGGAATGAGCAATTATGTAGAAACTGCTATCAAAACCCTACATAAAGAAAATGAACAACAAGGGACAGTAACCGATCCCGGACCTAACGCACCCGGTACTCCTATACAAAACCCAACTGAAGCAAAAAAGAAATCGTTGGATTGGTTTGTAATCACACCTATTGTAACCCCTTTGGGATTTGACACTAAGGCTAGAGATTATGCTTATAAAATAATTTATAAAATAGATGCGCATGAAATTACTTTTGTTAGATCACCTTATGTTGGACAAATTGAAGGGTATCCAGGGGCCCATAAACGTTACCAATATCTCTACACGGGTCAAAACAATGAAATTTTAAACTACGAGCAAACATATAACAATTTGTATTATATGCAATCTGTTGAAGAAACAGGGGCTAATACTAATCCTCCTGCAAAAGTAAAAGTTAATCAAAAGCCAAATGCATACTCAGTTAAACAAGATAAAGCAGGTATGAGTGCCGCATCAATAAGAAATAGTTTGTATTCTCCGGGCGATCAAGCAAAAGCAAAAATATCTATATTGGGAGATCCTGATTATATTATCACTACATCAGGAATGGATTATTCAATATACAAAAAATATTACGGGCCTGATTATAGTATTGACGCACATGGTGGTCAAGTGTTCATTGAAATAGATTTCAAAGAAGCAATCGATTATAACAATGAGACTGGGTATATGGATATGAATGAGCATTTTTCAATTTATGAATATCCGGAGTTTATAAAAGGCAAAATTAAAGGCATTTCATATATGGTTCAAAGTGTGGTATCTACGTTTAGTAGGGGACGATTTACACAAGAACTAGACTTGACTATATGGAGCCCGCCCGCTGATAAGCCTCCTGTTACCACTGGTGCAAAAAAGGGCCCCTCAAATGCAGCCGAGCTTGCTAGAGCACAAGGTAAAGAAGTGCCTACTGACACAGTACAGACTAACAACCCAAACCCCAGTTATGATGCTTAATGGAATTTATATATGAGTGATGACGTAATTAAAGTTACAGGTACGATTGGATCGTACAAAGATAAAGTTGGTGGTACTGTTGATGCACAGTTCGCAGTTCGAGGTGTAGTTAAAAACAATATCGATGCAACCAGATCAGGTAGATTACAGGTCTACATCGCAGACTTCGGAACACCTGATCCTGATGATAGTACTGGATGGGTAACAGTGAGTTATATGAGTCCGTTCTATGGAATCACTCCTGGCAATCCTGTTACAGGCACAGGTACATTCACAGACAATCCACATAGCTATGGATTCTGGGCAGTTCCTCCTGACTTAAACACTGAAGTTATTTGTTTGTTCTTAAATGGAAAGCAAGACTTTGGTTACTTTATAGGTTGTATCCCCCAACCGGGTTTAACACAAATGGTTCCTGCAATGGGAGGAACAACTCATCATCTAGCAAGTGACAGTGAAAAGTCAAAATTTTCAGGGACTGACGATTTGCCTTTACCTGTAGTAGAATTAAACAACAAAGATAAATCTGTTTTTGAAGATCCAGGGTTTCATACCAATAATAGACCTGTACATAGTTCAGTTGCTGGTCAGCTTTGGCAACAAGGATTATTGCGTGACCCTGTTCGTGGGTCAATCACTAGTTCTTCAATGCGTGAATCACCAAGCAGAGTATTTGGATTTTCAAGTCCAGGCAGACCAATATACAAGGGTAAGATTACAGGCAATAGTGAAGCTGACATAGCCAAACAAGTTCCTGATGCAACAGATGATGCATTAAAGGTTGTGGCAAGACGAGGTGGCCATACATTTGTAATGGATGACGGAGACGTTGATGGATTTAATCAACTAATACGACTTAGAACTAGTGCAGGGCATCAGATAACAATGAGTGATGATGGGCAAACATTGTTTATCACTCATGCTAATGGACAAAGCTATGTGGAGTTAGGTAAAGAAGGAACGGTTGATATCTATACGATCAATAGTTTCAATGTAAGATCACAGGGAGATATTAATTTTCATGCTGACAGAAACATCAACATACATGCTAAAAAAGATTTAAACATATTTGCAGAAAATATTCATACTGACAGTGAAAAAGAAACCACAGTTAGAACAGGAACAGAATTTAAGCAGCATACATTGGGAGATCATACTGTTAAAGTGGCAAAGAGTATGAGCTTTGCCAGTGACAAACCGGCAAGCTTTTTAAGTGGATCAACTACATATGTAAACGGCAGTGTAATTAATTTAAATACTGGTAAATCATCACTACAACCTTCGGTTGTAAAACCTATTCCACAGCAAGCACATACTGATACATTATTTGATAATACTAACGGTTGGCTACCCAGTCCAGGAACATTGCCTAGTATTGCAGGAAGAGTCCCCGCGCATTCGCCGTGGGCAAACACAAACAAAGGTGTAGATGTAAAAGTAGATACTGGAGCAGATAGTGCAGTGCCTAGTGCACCTTCATCTGCAGTGCAATCAACAAATAATAGCGTTGCAGGAGCACCCAAAGAAAAAACGACCCCTGCATTGGTGTCAACTGCGCCGCCCGTACAGGCAACTAGCGCATCTATGGATAAAGCCACAACTAGCGCAGTGGTAAGTCAAGCTGCTGTAGACGCAGCAACAGGACCAACAGCAAGCGCCGTAGCAAATGGCGCAGGTGTTGTTGATTTGAATGGCACTAAACAAGCAATATTAGGTAAATTAGGTCAGACCCCTCAACAATTAGAAGATGCAGGGCATTTAAAACCCGGTACTGCAGAATTATCAAATGGATTAATCAGTCAGGGTAAAACAATTGAGCAAGCAATGCCACCTAGTGTATGGACAGGACAAGGTGGCGTAGTAAATGTAAATTCTTTTGTTAATAGCCAAGCTAGCCAAACAAATGCTCAAGTATCATTGATGCAAAATTCATTTACTCAGTTACAAGGTCAAGGTATTATAACTGGTAACGAAAGTGCGGGCCAAGTTGCTGGTATTGTCAATAGTGCATCTAAGTTCGGAGTGAGTAATACAGTTGACTTTATCAAAAATTCATCAAATAATTTGCCACCGGGTACAGCCATTTCAGGTATAGCAGCAATTGTACCGGGTATAGGTAGTTCAGTCAGTGGGTCCATTAGTTCTGGTAACTTCGCAGCTAACTTAGCAGATAAAACTTCAGGTGCATCAGGATCAATATTAGCATCTATAAAGAGTGGGGTTGGCTCAGCAGTTGATAGTGTCAAAGGTGCAGTAGGTAGCACATTCGGGGCTATCAAAAATGCACTTAGTGGTAACGGACCTAACCCAACAATGAATGCATTCCCCAATGGTGTTGGTGATATTAACAACCTAGTTAACAAAGCAGGTGGTATGGTTAGTAGTAATCCTTCTGCTGGAGCGTTAACTGCTGCCATTGCTGCAATTTCATCAAACGGTGGAACAGTTAAGATGCCTACAATAGCAGAGAATACATTTAACCGAGCAGGAATAGATTCTGCAACAAAGGGCATGTTACCTCCGGGAGTACAAACGTCCCCTACAGCAATGAAACCCATTGAATTTAAACCATACGATCCTGCTTTACAAGCCGAATATGATGGACTTAAAAAAGAATTAAATACACAAGATGATTTAAAGTGGGACCTACAAAAGAAAATGTACGATGCTAGAAAGAATTATGGTCCTGACAGTTCAGAATACCAGTCCGCTGCTGCGTCTTATAAAGAATGTTTAGAGAAGCTACGCAGTATACGAGAAAAAATGTCAGAAACTGGGCTTAAATTTTTAAAGGCATAACTTATGGCTACTTATACAGGATTCTCAACACAACATATTAATCAACCTAGGGAAGAATTGACAAGGGGAGCGACCTCAACCCTAACATCCTTTTCTATGGGACCGTCAAATGCAAAGAAATTTAAAGTCACTGATGATATGTTGGTATTACAAGACATGCTAAATGCTTTTAATATTCCCCAAGGTCAAAAACCGGGGCGTCCAGAATATGGTTCCACACTATGGGATTTTATTTTTGAACCAAATACCCCTGAAGTCCAATCATATATTGAAGATGAAGTTCGCAGAATAATAAATCAAGATCCAAGAATAATTCTTAATACTATTTCAGTTTACCCCAATGAATACGGTATAATGTTAGAATTAGAACTTGCCGTAAACCCCATAAATCAAACAAAGTTAATGCGTATCATGTTTGACCGAGCATCCAATAGAGCAACACTCCAATAAAACCGTCGGTTTTTCATTACGATAAATATAAAGATAATTACAAAATACTATGGCCACAAGTTCAAGACAAGCAACCATTTTTGGGGTTAATGACTGGAAAGCAATTTACAAGACTTTCAGTCAGGCTGACTTTCAAAGCTATGATTTCGAAACATTACGCAAGAGTTTCGTAGACTACTTACGCACCTATTATCCGGAAACGTTTAACGACTATACAGAAAGTAGTGAATACATTGCGTTAATGGATGTTATTGCTTTTATGGGTCAGGCTCTAGCATTTCGTGATGATTTAAATGCACGTGAGAACTTTATCGACACTGCAGAACGCAGAGATAGTGTAATTAAATTAGCCAATTTAGTTGGATATAATCCAAAACGTAATGTAGCTGGTCAGGGTTATTTAAAAATAACATCTATTCAGACTACAGAAAATGTAAATGATATTAATGGATTAAATTTATCGGGGATCCCCGTTCAATGGAACGATAGTGCGAACCCAAATTGGCAAGAACAATTCAATTCAATCATAAATGCTACATTAATCAGTACACAAAAGATAGGTCGCCCAGGTAATTCACAGACAATCTTAGGTGTGAAGATAGATGAGTATGGAATAAAAACCCCACAAACTACAATCCCCGCAGTTGCTTTTACTGCCACAGTTGAGGGAGTTTCAATGTCATTTGAACTTGTAAATGTCACTGGGTTAGGTAAAGAATATATGTATGAGCCTTCTCCTAAAGCACAAGGCAAGTTTAATATACTTTATAGAAATGACAATTTAGGGTACGGTAGCGCAAATACTGGATTCTTTGTTTATTTTAAACAAGGCACATTAAAAACATATGATTTTTCATTGGGACAAAAGATAAGCAATCAAATAGTTGATATTGATATCAGTAATATCAATGATGATGATACATGGTTGTTTAGCATTGATACCACAACTGGAAATTATATTGAATGGACTCAAGTAGATAATATCTATGCTAATCAATATGCTGACTACACTGGTGCAGACAAAAAAGTTTTTTCCGTAAAATCAAGAGCCAATGATCAGGTAAGTTATATATTTGGCGATGGCGTGTTTGGTGAGGTCCCTGTAGGAAATTTCAGAGCAATGACGAGAACCGGTAATGCACTTAATTACACAATTGATACTGCTGAAATTCAAGGGACGACTGTAAACTTTAATTATATTAGTAAAAACGGCAGGACAGAAGTACTAACATTAACACTGCAATTAACAGTACCAGTTAATAACGCACAAGCTAGAGAAACTTTAGCAGAGATTAAATTACGTGCCCCAACCAAATATTATTCACAAAATCGTATGGTTAACGGTGAAGATTATAATAGCTTCCCACATTCATTATACGGTTCAATTATTAAAAGTAAAGCATTAAATCGTAGCAGTGTTGGCGTAAGTAAAAATTTTGATTTATTAGATCCAACTGGAAAATATAGCAGCACAACTAGCTTTGCAAGCGACGGTGCACTATACCAAAAACTAGAAGAAGAATTCACTGAAGTTTCTTCTGAGAATGGAAACAATAACATGGTTGAGTTTTTAACCAGTAAGTTGCCATTCATTTTATCTAGTCATCGTTCAATACAATATTACAATCAATTCTATACAAAGTACACAGTTGGAAATCCAAATAATACAACAACTGCACATTGGAAGCAAACAAGCTATAATGATTCTAATTATATCACTGGGTATTTTAATGTAAAAATAGATGGAATTGAAACGCCGATTCCAGTGGGAAGTTATTCTTCAACACTGATGAAATATGTTTCAGCGGGTGCATTAGTAAGATTTGCTGCTCCTGACGGTTATTATTTTAGTGATGGAAAATTAATGTTAGGTGTTCCCCCTCCAGGAAGAACCACAGTAATTTGGGTGCGTATTGAAAATGTAGTTGAAGATGGCTTTAACGGTGGTCGTGGCACATTATATAATGGATTAGGTCCTGTTACGTTATCAAATAATATTCCAACTGGAGCAATTGTAACCGATGTACTACCGGCATTTAACAATTCTCTTACAAATACCATAGTGCAGAATATTATTACCAGAACAAATGCTGGTCAAAGTTTTATGCTTCAATATGATAATTCAATCATTAATTTTCAAAATGTTTGGGTTATAAAAGCATACTCAGATACAGATATTAATTATTTCTTAAAATTTAAAAGTCTTGGAGATGGTAACTATGTAGTATCTAACAAGTCTTTAAAATATTATTTTGGAAGTGTAAAAGATACACGCTTTAACTTTGAAAAAAATAAAGTAATTTATGATCCATTATCAGGTAAAACATTACGTGATACTATTACAGTTTTACCAACTAACATACTTCCACAAACTCATTCTTACTATGCTGACCGTATGTATAATGAGGAATTACACCTTGCCGTTGTAGATCAGGCTATTGAATCAGATGGCTATCCTGACGATTATGCAGTTGAAGTAACTAGCATCAATGTTGAAAATAACAAGTTAACCATTGATCCGGGTCTGTTCTCATATATTACAGGGTATGAATATGGAACTGTTGAAAATAGATATGTATTTTTTAGACGAGTAATAGATGCAAACTTGCTAACAACATATGAAATTGTCCCCTCAATAGATGTACAAATTGCTTATCCAAACAAGCTCTCTGTTGAGTTATCCAAATATGAATTTCCTATTGGACAAATATTTTTTGCAGAACAGGATAAAAAATTCTATAAAACAGTACAAGATAATACGTCAAAAAACATATTATTAATAAGCACGTTAACAGATTATAGTTATTTTCAGGGAAGACAGGGCTTGTATTTTAAATATAGGCATAATAGCAGTAACACAACTAGAATCAATCCATCGACCACAAACATTATTGACATGTATTTGGTTCCACAGTCGTATTATATTTCATATACCAATTGGTTAAAGGATGCAACTGGTTCGTTAGCTGAACCTGAGATGCCTTCAATTGGTGATCTTGCCCAAGCATATTCTAAGATAGATGAATATAAGATGTTAAGTGATAGTGTGATACTTAACAGCGTAAAGTTTAAACCATTGTTTGGTGATAAAGCACCATCGCAATTGCAAGCAACTATTAAAGTTATTAAGAATAGCAAAACAATAGCCAGTGATAGTGAAATACGTGTTGCGGTAATTAATGCCATGACCGATTATTTTGACATAAACAATTGGGATTTTGGGGACACGTTTTATTTTAGTGAACTAGCCTCTTACGTACACAATCGGTTAGGGGATTATGTATCATCAATTCTGTTAGTTCCCAAAGACCCTAAATTAAAATTTGGTGATTTATACGAGATTCGTAGTGCACCATATGAAATATTTGTAAACGCAGCACAGGCAAAAGACATACAGGTAATATCCGCAGTTACGTCGGATCAGTTAAGCACAGTAAAATAATTGGAAAAATAAATGGTAACGAAAGTTAGAACTCTTGATTTTCTCCCTGAGATTTTCAGAACAACCCCAAACAAACAGTTTTTAGGGGCGACTCTAGATCAAATAGTTAATCAACCAAATCTAACCAAAATTCAAGGTTATATTGGAAGAAAATTCGAAAAAGGGTTGAATCCAAATGACAAATATGTTTTGGAAATTGATAACGACAGAACAAATTATCAACTAGAACCTGGAGTAGTTTTTACAAATCCCGATACTAGTACTGCATATGATTTTATTACATATACAGGAATCGTTGATGCACTACGCTCTGAAAATGGCCCAGTAGAAAATCATTCGGCATTGTTTAGCAATGAATTTTACAGTTGGGATAGTTTCATTGATTTAGATAAACTTATTAACTTTAATGAATACTATTGGCTACCAAACGGCCCTGATAATGTACCTGTTTCAAATTCAAGTGTAAACAATCAAGCTGATTATACTATACAATCTAATGAATTCAACTATACGTTTAACGCTAATGGTATTCCATTAAACAAACTAAATCCCAAATTAACATTAATACGCGGAGGAACATATACCTTTAGAGTAAATCAAGGATCTAAGTTTTGGATACAAACTGCATCGGGAACAAATGGTATTGATGAAAATAGACAGAACGTTAGTTCACGTGAAGTCTGGGGTGTTGATAATAATGGAGTAAATAGTGGCGTTATTACATTTACCGTTCCATATGCAGACGATCAAAAAGAATTTGATTTACCTGGAAACAATGAAATTGATTTAATTTCATCAGTACACCCAGAAGAAATACACGGCAAAAGATTAAGTGAAATAGTTGACACAGGCATCGATGGTGTCAACTTATTAAATAACAAAATTGTTATGTTTTATGGCTTTGAGCCTGGGTCAAAAGCTGAACTTAAACCATTGTATGATGAATTTGGTTTTGAAGATGATGATGGATATGCACATGCAAAGTACACTGTGTTTACCGATTTCTTCTACAAAATAGAATATTCTGGAAAAACCGACGACCCTATTATCGCTCTTGTAGAGCATGCTGTTATTCCTACTAATGAAAAGATTCATGTATTTTATGGAAATGAATTTGCAGGTAAGAATTTTAGTAGAAATGATGAAGGGTATATCACACAATTACCTCAGATCACTGCTCCATTAGATACATTGTATTATCAAGATGCAGAAAATCCAAACAAGTATGGAACTTTAAAACTCATTGAAGATAAGAATAGTAATCCTATTAATGTAGAAGAAATGATATTGGGCAAAGCAACATACACAAGCCCTACTAATATTAAGTTTACAAATGGATTAAAAGTTAATTTTGTTGGTAATATTATTCCTGTAAAATATAAAACCGGTGAATACTATGTTGAGGGAGTTGGTACTAGCATTGCCCTTGTTCCTGCAAAAGAATTAGAGGTTCCTGAGCCATTCACTGAGGCAGCTTATAACGTATATGATGAATCATTCGACACAACCGGATATAGCGCAACAATAAATGTTCCAAAAGTCAAAGACTATATCACAATTAATAGAAACTCATTAAACAAGAATGCATGGAGCCGTAGTAATCGATGGTTTCATAGCGATGTGTTGAAATCATCGATAAAATATACCTCAGGAAAAGTTTCTTTAGCAGCATTGAATAACGGCAGCAGTCGTGCAAAAAGACCTATCATTGAATTTTATGCTAATTTAAAACTATTTAATTCAGGCACAATCAATAAGGGCATGATTGATTTTGTAGATGTAACTGAAGCCAACGCATTATCAATGGTAAATGGACACCACTATTATGAACCAGACGGGGGTAGTTCTGCACTGTTTACTGGCTCAAAAGTTATCTTTACTAATGACAATGACCTTAACGTAAGAAACAAAATATTTGTAGTTGACTATACTACCATTACTACCAATGGTCAAAAAGTTATTGTTTTATCTAAAGACTTAAACGGAGATGTTGAAGAGGGCGATCAAGTATTTGTATTGCGCGGAAATAACCGTTCTGGAACAAGCTGGTATTTTGACGGTACATTTTGGAAACAGGCGCAGCAAAAAGAAACAGTAAATCAACCACCAAAGTTTGATATAGTTAACAACGCTAAGGTAAGTCTAAGTGATCAAAGTTATTATATAGGAAGTAACTTTAAGGGATCGACATTATTTGAATATGCCACTGGAACAGGTTCCAATGACCCTGTTCTTAACTTCCCGATTAAATATAGTTCTGTATCTAATTTGGGTGATATTAGTTTTAATATATCGTTGAATACCGACACATTCACATACTTAGAAAATCAAGTCAACGTAACAAAAAATGTAAAAATTGGGTACCCAGTGTTAGAAACCTCAAGAGATGCCTTTACTAAAAAATTAGGCTGGGTTAAAGCAATTGAAGAAAGCTTTCAGTATCAAGTATTTACCTTTAATTACTATACTACTCAAACCGCAGAATTCACTTGTGATGTTTTGCCTAAAAGCACAGAGTCTACTAAATGGCCAAATATTAAAGTTTTAATAGCTGATGAATTGCAACCTGCAAGTAATTACACGTTAACATATAAAAAAAATACTACTTTAATAAAATTAAATACCCCGCCAGCAACGGATACCTTAATTCAAGTATTAATTAATTCTACTAGTCCATTAAGCAAAAATGCATATTACTCAATACCTTCTAACTTGTCTAACAACACATTTAATGAAGATGTTGGAACTGTTGATTTGGGTGACATACGAGGTCACTATCAGTCTATTTGTACAAACTATAACAAAATAGAAGGTAATATTATTGGGCCTAATAATTACAGAGACTTAGGAAATCTACTATCATACGGTGATAAGATAATACAAAGCAGTGCTCCATTAACACTATTGGGTTCTTTTTTACGTAAAAAAAATTACAACTTACTTGATTCATTAAGTTACAGTGCAAATGAATACATTAAATTTAAAGCATTGTTAGTAGACACAGTGGATAATAATCCATATGATCAGCAACAATCAACCGACTCGATTTTAGACGATGTATTACAACAAATTGGTACGTTTAAAGATAAGAATGGCCCTTTCTTTTGGTCAGACATGTTACCTTCAGGTGGACCACTAATATCAAAGACGTATATGTTTAATGCATTTATTGATACTAGCACATATCCACTATCCAGAGTATATGATTTTAGCAATGCAAATTATTATGGTGTTCTTGTATATCTGTCAGAAATAATTAAGGGAGTTGAAAAGAAAACTCAATTAATACGTGGCATTGATTACACAATACATAAGACACAACCTAAATTAACTATTACTAGGGATATTACAGTTGGCCAAACAATTATAATTAACGAGTACAATCAAACCTACGGTAGCTTTGTTCCAAATACTCCTAGTAAAATGGGCCTATACCCAGTAAGTATTCCTGAACTAATATTAGATGAATCGTATCTTACACCAACATGGTTCATCAAAGGACATGATGGGTCATTAACAAAAGTAAGAGGAAACGTCAATAATGGAGAATTGGCTGATCTAGTAGACAGAGTGTTCCTAGAGTTTGAAACAAGAATCTATAACAACATCAAAACTAGCAATAAGATACCCTTGATTGATGACGATGTATTGCCTGGATTCTTTAGGAAAACTGAGTACAGCTATGAGCAAGTTCAAAAGATTTATTCAACTAATTTTTTAAATTGGGTTGGACAGAATCGTGTGGATTATAAAAAACAATATTTTAACTCAACTAATAAGTGGACATGGAATTATAGCTCATGTTCTAACAGAGTAGATGGTAAACAAATACTGCAAGGTGGTTGGAGAGGGATTTATCGTTGGTTCTATGATACAAGCACCCCACATACTACACCATGGGAAATGTTAGGGTTTTCTTCTAAACCAACTTGGTGGGAAAGCAGATACGGAGAAGCACCTTATACAAGAGACAATACATTATTGTGGAATGATTTGGAAACAGGTAGTAACTATAATAACGGTAAACCAATTATAATCAAATCAAAGGCAAGACCTGAATTAAGTAAAATTATTCCTGTTGACAGCGCAGGTAAATTATTACCACCTATCGATGTTATGATTGGTAGCTTTGATCAACTATCATTTAATCGTGATTGGAAAGCAGGTGATATTGGACCTGCTGAGTTTAGTTATTTAAAGAGTAGCACATACCCATTTGATCTGTTAAAGATATTTGCTTTGACTAAGCCTGCTAAATTTTTTGCTTTAGCACAAAACATAGACACATACGAATACAACTATGACTTTAATCAGTTCCTAGTTAATAGTAGATCAAGAATCGGGATAACTGCAGGGCTTAACTATGGAAACGGAACTGCACACCATGGATATACTAACTGGATAATTGATTATATCCGTCGTAACGGTTATACTGGATATGATAAGATTACTGAACTAGTAAGTAACTTAGATATACGATTAATCTATAGAGTTGCAGGGTTTACCGATAAAGAAATGCTTACCTTCTATTTGGAAAAGAGCAGCCCTAATACAAAAAATAAATCACTAATACTACCTGACAATAGTTACTCAATCGTATTATACGATAACCAACCAGTCGATACTATTATCTATAGCAGTATAATTATACAGAAAACTAAAAAGGGCTATAAAGTATATGGCAATAGTCAGAATAAGGCATACTTTAAAACCTATAGTTCTATCATCAATAGAAATGTAGATACATTAATTTATGAAAAAATATCGGTAGAAATTCATAGAGACTTTAAAAAACAAGAAGTTATTGTCCCATATGGCACAGAATTTAATGTACGATCACTAGCAGAGTTTATAAAAAACTACGGTAGATATTTAGAAGGATTGGGCTTACTATTTGAAAATATTGAGAATGGTATGCAGGTTGACTGGGATCAAATGATTGTTGAAGTGTTGTATTGGATACAATCAGGATGGGAAGTTGGAAGTACAATCAACATTAATCCTGCTGCTACTGGTCTTAAGTTTAACAAAGATAATTTGGTTATACAACCCTTAACCTTTGCAGATCACAATTTTGTATTAAATCAAAATCTAAACCCTATTACTACTAGAGAACTTGAAATACGTAGAGATAATACTGAATTTGAGATCATTCCCTTAAATACCACTGACACTATTGCATTCTTTAGTGCAAATGTTGGTAGCATGGAACATGCAATTGTTTTTGACAACAAAACATTATTTAATGATACGATTTATAATGTAAAAACTGGATTACGTCAGTATAGACTACTAATGAAGGGCACTAAAACTGCCGAATGGAATGGTACATTAGATGCTCAAGGGTTCATTTTAAATCAAGACAATATTCAAGAATGGAAAACAAATACAAAATATACCAAAGGTTCTATTGTAAAGTATAAAAATGTTTATTGGACAGCAAGCAATATCATTCAGCCAGCTTCTACTTTTAATACAGGTGATTGGTTAAAATCAGATTATGACAAGATTCAAAAGGGTCTGTTACCAAACGCAAGCACACGTGCTTACGAATCTACTTTATACTATGACACAACTAGGGCTAATTTAAAATCCGATGCGGATCTATTATCGTTCAGTTTAATTGGATATAGACCAAGAGAATATCTAGCAGCAAGTAATTTAGATGATATCTCACAGGTTAACATATTTAAAAATATCATAGCTGAAAAGGGTACAAAATATATTTCAGAATCTATGCAAAACATAGAACTAAGTACCGGTCAAATAAAGTATAATGTATATGAAAACTGGGCGATAAAAACAGGTGAGCACGGTGGAGTTCTTAACCAAAACTTCATAGAATTTAAATTAAATCAAGCAAAGCTAGTTGGTAATCCTAGCACAGTTGCAATTATAAGAGACCAAGCTGAACTTGGGTCAATGCAAAATGTGCCTTTATATGCATTGACAAACTATAACAGACCAGTTGCAGATACAAATATTTTATCTGTGTTAGATTCGGGTAAAATATACAAATTACCTAGCGCAGGATATGTAAACTTTGAGGATGTAAAGGCATATGGTATTACGTTCAATCAAATTGATACTACTAAGTTCCCTGCAGAAAAAATGTATCAAGGTGATTATGTTTGGATTGCTAATAATTTAGGAACATGGGGAATTTATACTCCAGTGCGCCTCAGTACAAACAATGAATCTATTCACGTAGTTTCATGTATCAATAACTTTAATGATACTGTTTCTTTTGTCTTTGATGGTAAACACAATTTACAAAAAGACGATAGATTCATGATAATAAACTTTGATAATAGAATCAATGGCTATTATGGTGTGTCTCAAGTAGATGACCTAAACACAGTTACGGTTAACTTTAGATTAGACCCAAGCTTGCGTGGTATTACAGGTAGAGGTATTGCTGCCAAGTTCCAATTACAACGTGTAATGGAAACAAAAGATATTGAAAGCATGCCTCTAATCAATGATGGCTTTTCTAAAAGTAAGGTATGGGTAGACAATCTAACTAACGCAGATAGTGATGACTGGGGAGTATATCAAAAAAGTTTAACATATAAATTTAAGGCACTTAGTACTCTACCACAATCAAACACTTTTGGTACTCAGGTTGTTAGTGTGGATAACTTTGGATACTTCATTACTGATGCCGGAGTAGGTAAATTATACTTTAAATCGTTTGGTGATGGGTTAAGGCAAACAATTACAGGTAGTTCTAATTATGGAACTGCAATGGTAAAATCAGGGACAAAATTATTTGTCAGCCAGCCTAATACAACTAGTAAGTTGTACGTATATGATTTAATTGTGGGCGATTATGGTCAAAGAACAATTACTCAAACACAAGAAATTACAATCACAGGAAAACGTTTTGGTGAAGCATTGGCAGTTTCAGGTGACGGCAAGTGGTTGTTTGTAACTGGGTTAGAAACATATCAAATACGAGCCTATAAATTAGTTGATGATACCTATCGGTTAGTTAATACTATATCAGCTCCTGATCTACGTAGATTGTCATCTGCACCGGATAATCCTGAAATAGGTGATCAATACTACAATACTGTTGAAAAAGTAAAATATATTTGTACTAAACCAAAAACCCGTGATACCATATTAAATACGTGGATTGACCCGGATTGGGTAGAGGTAAGTGATAATTTTGGACAAAGCATTGCAACAAACTATGACGGTACTAAGTTATTTGTGGGTTCTCCGTGGGAAAATTATGATAACAATTTAGTGAACGTGGGATATACTTATGTATTTGATAGAGTTGTTCAGAAATTTATACAAAAAGACTTTCTAATAGAAGGACTGCAAACTGAATTTGTAATGTTATGGCAAGCTGATGATATAAGCAACACAGATAAAATAACAGTTTCGATCAATAACAAACAGTTAGAGTCAGCAGAATATGAATTATCGAATATAACAGTTGGAAATAATACTGTTACCAAAGTTACTATATTAACGCATGTGTCTGTGGGAGAAGTAGTTGAAATTAATTCTTCAAACTTTGTACATACACAAAAACTACAGTCATACCAAGAACTTAGTAGTATTAGACCCGGTGTGTTGTTTGGTCATAGTTTAGATTGTAATACAACCGGAACTGAATTATTAATAGGTGCCCCTTTCGATTTAACTTCAACTAATGTTGAAGGAACAGTGTATAGATATACAAATCAACTTAAAAAGTTTGGTGTTGTAAAGAGCAAGGCAGTTCCTGAAATATCTATGCCAGTCCCTATTTTAATCAATGGATTCGGAGTTACATTGCCCGAAACCGGATTGGATGATATAGTTAGTGAAATTAATTCTGCAGGTATTCCCAATATAAAAGCAATCAAAAATGTTGATAATACACTAACATTAAAACTGATTGATGCTACTTTTGGGCAGATTAATAATAAACTTACGATTACTACGTTTGATAAAGCCACATTAACTAACCTACAGATTGACGAGTATGTAAAAACTCAAACAATTCATGACATAAACAATCAAGGTTCAACACAATTTGGGTATTCAGTTAAGTTTAACGAATACGGATCATTTGCAGTAGGTGCACCGGTTGCAGATAGGTTCTTATCAACTACATTTGATACAACAGACGATGAAAACAATGACAATGATACATTGTTTGACAATGGTTTTACTAAGTTTATAGATAAGTTTGAGACTGCAGGCACCGCATATATTTACGACTATCTATCTATACCTAATGAAAGTATTAATGATATTGGTAAGTTTGTGTTTGGACAAACTGTAAACGACTTAACAACAGTATTAAAGTCAAATCCTCATTATGGAAAAGTGTTAGCATTTAACGGACACACATTAATGATTGGATGCCCCGACTATGGATTAGGTACAGTTAACGGAAGAGTTGTTGTTTATACAAGCAAGACAAATCAAAACAACTGGAATATTTATAGAAAATCAGAAAAGATAGTGGATGTAAACAGAATACATTCTGTACATTTATATAACAATAATACAAATGAGAGATTAGAAACATTAGATTACATTGATCCCCTACAAGGAAAGATGCTTGGAGTTGTAAATCAAAATATTGATTTTATCGCAGCACATGATCCCGCGGGATATTCCAATACTACTGGTCCTAACATGAATTTTGTTTGGGGCGAAAATCAATTAGGTTCTTTGTGGTTTGATGTCACTAATGCACGATTTGTTAACTATCATCAAAATGATATAATGTATAATGCCAAGCATTGGGGTCAAGTCTTTCCAAATAGTACAGTTGCAGTTTATTCTTGGATTGAGAGTGATAAGGCTCCTATTGATTATACAGGATCAGGAACACCATATGATGTTGGATCATACACTAACCACTATAAAATAGATAGTACGGGTGCATTAGTTAACAGATTCTACTATTGGGTAAGAAATACTAACACTATTTTTAGTGACCACGGAAAAACATTAAGCGATAAAATATTAGAAGAATACATTGCTAATCCACAGCAATCAGGCATTTCTTATATGACTGCATTGAAACCAAATGTATTTGGTATTTATAATAGCAGAGAATACATAAACGACACTAGTACTAGCTTATCCATACGATTCAGCAATACTGATATAGAAGAACCATCACAGAATTCATTTGCATTATTACGTGATGGACATGAAGATGACTTCTTAAGTGGGTTCCCTACAGCGTATACAAACTACAACGATCCAAAAGAATTGTATGAAAAATTACTTGATAGCTTAGCTGGGTTAGATATACAAGGACAAGTAGTTCCGGACCCATACTTACCTAAAATGTTGCAAACAGGTATGGGGATCAGACCAAGGCAAAGTTTCTTTATTGATAGATTAAAAGCACTTGGTAATTATTGTAATTACGCAAACTCAATATTAAAGCAATACCCTGTTGCTGAATTCAAGATACCTAGCTTTTTAAACATAGCAACGAACACAAATAGTATGTCAACAGGACGTGCCCCTGCTTTATTTTTAGCTTCAGGTATTGATTTTGACACAACTCAATACTGGGAGTATATCTATTGGTGGGCTACTGGGTATAGTAATAAAACAAAAATTGATGTTGAGGTACCTAGATACTATGACTTAGCAAGACAAAGTGCAACCAAAGGAATGGTCGTTGGTGTTACAGAAAATAGTGACGGTAAACGTGAAGTATATACGTATGACGGAAGTGCATGGATTCGTGTTGGTCTTGAGCAGGGTACACTACAGATTAAAAACACATTATGGGATTATAATGCAGGATCTACTGGCTTTGGAAATCAATTTTTCGATACTAACAACTATGACAAATTCCCATCTACTGAAACTAGATATATCTTACGAGCGTTAAATGAAGAAATTTACACAGGTGCATTACGTGTGCATCGTAATAAGAGTTTGATATTGTTGTTTGAATACATTGCAAGTGAAGCAAATAACAACATGGGATATCTGCCGTGGTTAAATAAAACAAGTTTTGTTGATATTGGGCATACGTTGAGAACATTGGCTCAAGACAGAACTTATCAACCTGACAATCAGATTTTCTTAGAAGGTTTCATTAACGAGGTTAAACCATATCACGTAGTGATTAAAGACTTTGCTATTAAGTATGAAACCTCAGAGACCTACAGCGGCAAAATTAGTGACTTTGACTTGCCTGCAATTTATAATAGTACCGAAAACAATTTTGTCATACCTAATTTAGTATTTCAAAATCCTCAAGTTGATGCAGCAAGGTATTTACCTACAAATAAAATTTGGTCAAACTCCCTGTTCTCTGACTGGTTTGCAAATTACGGACTATCATTATTAGGTCAATCAAATTATGTAATAACCAATCTTTCTAGGTACATGGGAACAATTGGTAATAAGATTTATGTTGACACCGCATATGGATTCCCCAATAACGGTATTATAAAAATAGATGACGAGTTTATAGGATATCAAGATATAGATAGAGATAATCATATTTTATATAATATAACTAGAGGTGTAAATGGCACACCGGTGGTTGCACATTTCCCACATAGTAAAATTTACATAGATTTACCGGGAGCAATCGTACTTGAAACAGGAAGAGATTACATCGATCCTCCAGTTATTACTGCATACATAGACACTGCCATTTATCCTGAGCCAACTAGAGTAGCAAACCTAGAACCTATTATGACTAATGGTAGAGTTACTGGAGTTCAAGTAGTAGATCCGGGCGCCGGGTATACAACACAACCAGAAATTATTATTCAACCATCAAAGACGATAATATTTAATGCAACTGATGTTAATCAAATTGAAAATACTGTTAATCTTGGTAGTATTATTTTCGTTACCGGTGATAGCGTTCAATTCGTTAACGGTACGAATGGAAAGATTAAAGGGTTAGATAACGGAAAGTATTATTATGTTCGTGTAGTTAAACAAGATGACCCATTAGAAGTATTAAATCTAACATCACAAATAGCATTCTATGAGAGCAAAATTAATGCTATGAATGATAATCATAGAATAGACTTGACTACGGTAGGAAATAGTACAAGCCATGTATTACAACTTACTGCAAGAATAATTGCTTTTGGTAATAACAGTCCTGTAAGAGAACTAACTACTAAAATTAAATTTGATAGAACTAGTTACCGTAGTGTCATTACTGATTGGAAAGCTAGTGTGTTTTATTTTAGTCAATTTACTCCTAGTGGATTTGAATCTAGTTTAGGTGATAATTTAAGTAAGGCAACTAAAATTGCATCAGACATTTCAGGTACTACATCTGCTCATAACGGGGATTTGGCTAGATTTATTGTTTATGGTTATGTCTATGAAAACATATATGGGATAGAATTACAATTTTCGGGTAGAGGGTATAGCGTAAACAATAAAATTACTATACAAGGCACAGTATTAAATGGTACAACACCTGCTAATGATTTAGTTATTAATGTTGATGCTACTGACGGATCCGGAAGAATCACTGCAGCCAGTGTGTTCTCGGGAACACCTTATGTCTCTCCTGCGAATGAATTTAAAAACCGCGCAAGTATGCAAGGCGCTAGAATTGATATTACATCAGTTGACAATTCTCAAGAAAATACAAAGGTTGAAGTTACCTTTGCTGATACAAATGTGGTGTCCGCTCAATTGAAGGGACTGCGTGTGTATTTCTATAAGAACCCAATTTCATATATTTGGGAAGACATTATAACTTCCGGAAGCTTTGTGGTAGGAAAAAATTATACTATAAGAACAGTTGGTAACACCGATTATAGATTGCTCGGTGCAAGCAATAATAGTATAGGAACAGCATTCACTGCTACTGGTACTGGATTAGTAGAGTCAGGTAATTTTGTTATCGGAAAAAGATATATAATCACTTATATCGGAAAAACAAACTTCAAGTTAATTGGTGCAGCCAATAATACTATTGGAACTGCGTTTACTGCAACAGGTATAGGAACAGGTGACGGTCTTGCTAAGCAAGGAACTGGTACCGCAAAACGCACAGGGTCAGCGACCATTGAATTCTACAAACCTAACTTTGGTTCTGATAGATTAACTAATGAATATTTTATCAATATCATTGATCCGGGAACCATATATCACACTGATGATCAAATAAGAGTTAAAGGCTCATTGTTGGGTGGTGTTGACGGAACAAATGATGCATTACTTAAAATTGTTTATGCACCTAAAGCAAATGTGTCGGATCCTGGTGGAGGTATAAGCATATATGAATTGACAGGTATCGCACCTAAAATGTTTGATAGGTATTACGTGAATCCTATTAGCGATACAGAATTTAACATATTCTATGATGCGCCAATGGTACGTCCAGTTAAATCCGTTAACATGATATACACAAATACTGATTGGGTTTACTTACCTGAACCTGTTATCATAACAACTGGATATACAAGATCACCTGCTTCATTGGTACGATACAATAATAAAGTATACCGTTGTTTAACTAGTAATAATGACTCTACATTTGATTTTGACAAGTGGGAAGAAGTTCTAAGCCATGATGACGAATTAAATGCATTAGATAGAATTATAGGATATTATCAACCCACAGCAAATATGCCGGGAAGAAACTTGCCTATGTTAGTTTCTGGTATTGAATATTCTAATAATACCTATTACGGTACTAAATTCAATGAAACAACACCAATAGAAACTAAAGTTGCAGCATTACCATTCTATCCAGCTGATATCAATATTAAGGGAATTACACATAGTGGTTCTGAATATCTTGCTGTTGCAGATACCAAAACTCATACAATTTTAATGTCAAGTGATGACGGTGTGACATGGGGCTATAAAAATATAAGTAACAAGCATTTGGGAGTTACTGACATTTATTACAGCGAAACATATTATGTGGCCACTACTACAAACAAAAAGAGTCCGTTAGTGATAAGTCATGACGGGTTGTCTTGGCTAACAGCAGGCATATTTGTGCCTTTTGATAGCAATAGAGGTTTTGATGGTGATACTTTTGATGACAGTTCGGTAATTGTTCCTGATTCATCGTTGTATAGTGTAGTATTTCATAACAATGTTTATATTGCAGTAGGGGATAGAATTGTTTCAAGTGCAAATGGAAACAGTTGGCAAGAAATTTATAACTTTAACACTAAATTAGAAAATTTATTAAAATCAATCAAGTATATTACACTTAGCTCTTTCCAAGGATACATTGCGGTAGGTGGAGGGTACGTTGTTACTACTATTGGTGAGTCAGAACCGGGAGTAGAAATACCAACACAAGAACACCTTGTAGGTAGAATATTTACCAGTTCGACTGGTTTCGACTGGCAAGAGCAAAAGCCCTATTTGTGCCAAAGTTCATTTAACATTGTGTTTGCATCGGATGATAGAATAATTATTGCAGGTGACAAAGGTGTTATTTTCTACACAGATAACGGATTGAATTGGTCGCCTGCAAATATAGTTGATGATTCATATACTAATAATATATTAGGTGGAATTTTTGCCAATAGTACCTATGTGCTTGTTGGTGAAAGTGGATCGATCCTAATTAGTTATGATGGTATATCATGGAGTCACACTGAGTCAAACACAACTCAAAACTTAAATTCAATTACTTATAATGAGGATCATTTTATTATAACAGGTAACAATGCTGTTATTTTAAGAAGCTATGATGGTATAATTTGGGAAGATGTTAGTTTTGTTAAAACACCACATGCCTTCTTTGAAATACACGGTGACAAATTTACTGCAGGATATGGCCCCGAAGAGTTAATAGCGGGTAATGTTGCCGATCATCTTTCTATTAGTGTTATAACTAAACCCGGCGCAACGTGGCCGCAAGACCTAATACCATTTACTGGATTTAACATATCAGTAATCGAGTCATTGTTGGCAAACAAACCTATAAGCTTTGCAAGTGCCGCCGAAAATCCAGTTCAACTTAAAGTATTCGTGTTTGATAGAGTAAAGGAAACAGGAATAAGAATATATGAAAATATTACACCAACAGTAACTAATCCTTATACATATACCATAGATTGGATCAATAAGACAGTTACGTTTAATACCAACGTAGAAATTACTGAAAAAGTTTACATCGAAGTTTATGAGATAGGCGGTGGAAATCATTTAGTTAGATCAACCTCACAAAATATACCTATTCGTATAGATTCAGTTACTGGAAATAGTGAAATATTATTAGGCTATAAGTATGAAGCTGAATTTTACACAACCCCTATTGTTTATCGTAACGGATCGCCACTACGATATTCGATAGATTATGATGTAGTAACTCATAGTGATAAACAAGCTAAAATATTGTTCAAGGCAGTTTATGATCCTAAGATTGATTTCCTGTCATTTGCGGTGTTAGGAAATACTAGAGTTAACTATGTAGAATATTCCATAACTGAACAATACGGTTATAGTTTACCTATTACAGAAATGTTTGCATATACCGCATCTAATGTGTTTACTGTAAATGGACCAGTAAGTTACACAAATAATGTAAATGCAATAGTAGAATACAATGGTTATAGACTTACAAAAAATGTAGATTATACTTTAACCGTAAATCCTACTAGCTTAATCGGGACACTGACTATATTGTTCGGGATGAATGCCGACGATCTCATCTCAGTTACTACTTTTAATGATACACGACAGCAATCTTTAGTCACCGAAGTAAAAAATCTAAGAATAAACGGCATAGAGTCTATTGATTTTAGTTTTGCTGTACCAGTTCTTGTTGTAAGAAAGCAACCAAGTTTTGTAGATGGCGATTTAGTTAGAATTGATGGTATCAAAGGAACTACACAGCTTAATGATAATGCTTACTATGCTAGTGTATCCTCTGGGTTCACTAAACCAGAAATACAGACATTAGTTTATGCAGGTACTAACGTATTTGATTTGTTATATAGTCAGATACAAGATTTTGGAACAACGACCGTTCAGAAAAATGCATCAACTATACCAACAGCAGATTGGGATTTAACACCAAATCCAACAGATCCATTAAAGGCAACACTAACAATTAATGCAACTCTAGTAAATGGTGATATTATTACAGTAAGCACCACAGATGGCATAACATACTATTCTGTGGTTCTATACAATGATACGTTATTAACTAGTCCTGTACGTTCTCAGGGCGTATTATCCGGATATCTAGGGGGCGGGTACATTTGGAAAGATTCTGACACTATAGAAATATCTCAGCCCGGCAATTTTGATTTAACTAACAACCAAAGACTTTATGTGAGTGTTAATAGACAGCGCATACATCCAAATTTATTAAGATTGGGTGCTGGAAACAAACTGTCTATACTGAAAGAATTGTCTGATACTGATGATATCTTAATTACTAGTATGATCGGAAATGCTAGTCCCAATGGCATGATATTTAATATCGACATAGATAAGAACGGACAACCCACAGTGTATAGATCAAATGGTGCTAATAGGACATGGTTAATTAAACCATTGCAATTCCTAGATAATACTATCTATGTTGATGATGTCTCAGTCCTAATTGATATGGCTACATTGAATAGTGAGGTTATTGAGATAGACACTGACGTATTGGGTGTATGGTTAGATTATGATATTGCAGCCATTAAACAAGTAAGCGTGTTCAATGTAACTTCTCTCTCTGCGCTGAGCAGTTCTGACCACATACTATTGTCAAAAAACTCTAGGATTTATGTTAAGTTTAAAAATGGAGTTGATGTAGGTGATCAGGTTACTGTATCGATTCGTTTAGGGGATACAATTTATGTAGGTAGCGAAAAGGTACGATTCAAATCCGTAAATTATCAAAATAATACTATTTTGGGAATCACTCGCGGAATAGACGGAACAGGAACCAAACGAGTGCATGACACGTATGTAACTGTTTCTGGACTTACTCCTAGAAACATTTTACCTACGTATTATTATGATAAATCTTGGAATAGTGAGAATTTTAGAGGTAATGGAGATTTGTTACAAATCAGTGATTTCTATCCTGCAAGATTCCTTAGAGTGGGTACAAAATAAAAGATAAATAAAATAATATGAACGATAGTATAAATCAGAAGAATTTAGACGAAAAAACCAAAGAAAATACGGACTCAAAACCGCAGGAACACGGCGGTTTTGCATTTAGTTCTTCGGTTAAAATTTTTGATCCAAACACGAATGAGATTTTAGTCCATCAAAGAGGCGACGATTAATGTCAGTAATACAGCACACACTAAAAATAGAAGGGTTTCTTAAAGCCTACGACCCCAATACAGGGGAGATTCTTGTAGATAAAAAGAACGCTATCCATTATGAAAATATTTCAGAAGCTATTGCTGATACTCTTAGTAATAGAGGATACGGAAGCATGTATAAAATGGCTTTTGGAAATGGTGGTTCCACAGTAGATGATACAGGAATTATCACATATTTGCCACCAAATACTGTTGGACAAAACGCGGCACTGTACAATCAAACATACAGTAAGATAATAGATGATACCAGTGTTTTGAATTCCGATCCAACTAGAAATAAGATGATTGTACTACATACTCCGGGTAAAGTTTACACAGATATTTTAGTACAATGTTTACTGGATTACGGTGAACCTCCTGGGCAGACAGCGTTTGATAACGGAACTCAAACCGACTCAGCATTTACATTTGATGAGATTGGATTATTAGCAACATATGGGACAGATCCGGCGGGAAATGAGCAGACAAAGCTACTGACCCATGTTATTTTTCATCCGGTACAAAAAAGTTTAAACAGACAAATACAGCTAGACTATACCGTCAGGATTCAAAGTCTGACCAATGTGGTTACAGTCTAAGATAAATATATGAAAGTGGAGTAAAAATATGGCTTATACGATTATTAGAAGTGATGGAAGTACATTAACTACCATACAAGATGGTACAATTAACACTACCAGCACATCATTGGCTCTTCCCGGCAGAAGTTATTCGGGATACGGTCAAGCATTAAACACGAACTTTGTTCGACAACTAGAAAATTATGCTAGTACTACTCCTCCCGCAAATCCTTTAAAAGGTCAGCTATGGTTTAATACACAACAACAGACATTAAATGTATGCCCTGCTGACAACACGAACAGTGCTTCAGATTGGTTAACATTAACAACAACTACTGCATCGGGAACTGCAACCCTAGCTAACGTACTAGTTACTGGAAACTTAACTGCTAACAATATAATTTCTAATAATGCAATTACTAGTGATACCATAGATGTAAGATTAGCCAATGTGAGTGCTACACTAACTGCGTTAAATGCAGACATCACTACAGCTAATCTGTCAGCAATTAGAACACAGGTTATTACTACAGGAAGTACAACTACAACAGGATCATTAACAGGACAATGGACACTATATGGTTCATCATCTGCTAATGCGTTATCAGTATCAACAGGAAATATTTCATTCGCTTCTAGTAGTGTTAATGGTATCAAATGCGACAATTACATGTATGCAAATGGTGCAAGATTTACCCCAACAGGCACCTACACAAATCAAAGTGTGTCTGATTATTTGACTGGTGCTAACGGCGTTTCCCAGTTCGCAGGTAATATAGCTCCTACAAAAGTAACAACTACTAGACTTGCAGGTGGCGGAAAAATTGAAGGTATTTGGACTCTTGAAACCGGTGCAAGATTACAAGCTACATTTGCTGACTTAGCGGAAAGATTTGAAGCTGACGATATATATGATCCTGGCACTGTAGTAGAGTTGGGCGGTGATAAAGAAATCACCTCAGTAAAAGAAGATTTAAGCGACAAAATATTTGGAGTTATCAGCAATACTGCTGCATATTTAATGAACTCTATTGCAGGAAATGATAATACTCACCCGCCAGTAGCTATCAGCGGCCGAGTGCAAGTAAAAGTAAAGGGTATTGTCAAAAAGGGTGACCGACTAGTTAGTGCAGGTAAAGGATATGCACGTGCTGCACGTGAAGATGAAGCAACTGCCTTTAATACAATAGGAAGAAGCTTAGCGAGTAAAACCACTGATGGTTTAGGCATGGTTGAAGCCATAGTAATTATAAGATAAAAGGAAAAAACTATGCCATTTCTGCAATACGGGTTAATACAAGCTTCAGATTACAATACTTTTATTGGATCTGATCCTGGAACTACTGCAAATGCATTCAATACGGTTTGGGCAACCGGTAACGGCAGGTCAGGATATGGACAACCTGCACTTACGCAAGCATCTGTTGGGTCAACTGTGTCTAGTGCCCAATGGAATGAATTAATAACAAATATAGCGAAAACCGCAAATCATCAAGGAACTTTGATTACTAGCATGACTACAACTGTATCTGGTGGTAAAGTTGCAGCCAGTTCAGGAACCCCGTCATCAGCCTTTGCAAACAATCTTTCTAACATTTATAATCATAGAAATAATGCCTCAGGACAAGATTCAACATATAAAGTAAAAACAGTTTCACAAAGAACTTGGTCCGATCAAATGGTATTTGTTCACACAGTAACTTTTACAACAGGCGATGCTGCTAGATATTTCTTCAATGCGGGTGGACAAATTGCAATTAATTTTGATCATCCTAACGGTAGTGGTATTAACGGTCTATGGGATAGATTATCAAAAGATTGCGGTACAATTGTTTTAAGTGCGCCGTATGCTGATACAGTTAGTATTGCAGGAGTTGAATACAGCGGAATTACACAAATAGTCGAAACACAAACGTCTAGGCCTAGAGTTATTGTTCCAAATGCAGGTTACTATTCATTGAATGCAAACTATAAAGAAGTATTCAAACAAACTGCTGCTTATGGATCTTATATGTACCTAAACAGCTATATTAATGTGAATATAAAAACAAACGGAACACGTGGTTCAAATGGTGACACGGGTAATGTCATTTATATCGTTACTAAATTCAATGAAGTTCCTGACGGCGGCTCAAGGTTTGTTGCTAGTGCAGGTACAAACGTAACTATTACAGTTAGACCACCTAGCACAACATACCTAAGAAATACATGGGGAACACCAGCCGTATCAGGGCAGGTTGGAACCGCAAGTACCCCGGGTTATTTAAGATAAAAATTAGATTACAGGTATTATCCAATAAATACTCGCAGGAGTATTTATATGGATACCAAGGATCTAATTACCGAAGCAAAAGCTAAATTCAGTTATAATTCAACCAAAGCCTACCTAAAAGACAAGTATCAAAGTAAATTGATAATTGCTGAACAGGGCGGGCTTTGGAAAATCTCACCTGAACTAATTACATTATTATCGTCTGTTTACATACCAGATGAAATAGTGTTACTTGATCTTTACGAGAACCCAGTAAAAATCAATAGATCCAAATTCTTACAAAAAGCTATTAATACGTATCAAAGTGTAATGAATGATTACCTAGTCGAATGGGAAAAACTAAAGAAAAATCGATGACCAGAGGGGTCCTATTATTTGCTTTTAACACTGAAAAAGTAAATTATTTTAAGATGGCTATTGCAACCGCAAAGCGCATCAACCACTTCCTAAATCTTCCTGTAAGTGTGATCACAGACGATATTAACAATTATAATGGGTATGAGTTTGATAATATTATCTATACGGAAAGCAATAAAGATAATATGAAAGAAAAAAACCCTTGGTATAACAAAGGACGTTATCAAGCATTTGAGTTAACTCCGTATGATGAAACTTTATTGTTGGACACAGATTATATAGTAAACTCAACTAAATTACTCGAAGTGTTCGATTTTTATAATGATTTTTGCTGCCATAATAGAACAAGCTATTTAATGGTGCCTGATGCATCACAAGAACACATGGGAGTACATAGTTATAATGCTCTTTGGGCAACTACTATTTTCTTTAGAAAAACAAAAAGAGTAAATCATATTTTTAACTGTATAAAAATGATTCAAGACAATTATGAATTCTACGCACAACTGCATGGGTTTTATTCTATGTCTTTTAGAAATGATTATGCATTGGCTATCGCATGTAAAATTGTTAATGGAGAGTTTAATGAATCTACAGATTTTATCCCATGGAATCTAGTTCACGCAGGACGTGATGTTATAGTAGAAAATGTGTCTGACGAACTATTCGGTACAGAATACAAAATCAAAATTTTTAATCAAAATGAATTAAAGCCAAAGAAAGAATACATGTATATTAAAGACATAGATTTTCATATGATTAACAAAGATAATTTTATGGAGATTATGTATGTCTAAGGGATTCGTTATTTTAGCACAGAACACAACTAACACTGATTATGTTAAATGTGCAGAAGGATTAGCATACAGTATTAAGAATTGTATGAAGCGAGCCAAAGTAGCATTAATAACTGATAATGAATACAATGGTAATGTATTTGATTATGTAATCCCGTTACCCTACGGTGATCAAGCACCAACAAGTAATTGGAAGCTTATTAATGACTGGCAAGTATATGAAGCTAGTCCGTTTAAACAAACTATTAAACTTGAAGCAGACATGTATATACCTAGCAGCATCGATTACTGGTGGGATGTATTAAAGTATAAAGATATAGCGGTTTGCACAACTATTAGGAGCTATAAAGGAGAAGTGTCTGGTTCTAAATTCTATAGAAAATTTATTTTAGATAATAAACTACCCGATACTTACAATGCTATAACATACTTTAAGAAATCAAGATTTAGTGAAAAGTTCTTTAACACCGTTAGGAGAGTATTTGAAGATTGGGATCAGTTTAAAGAAATATTGAAATGTAGTCCAAATGAAGAAGCAACAACTGATTGGGTGTATGCTATTGCATGTCATATACATGGAGTTGAAAACACAACAATACCCTTTTCAGACATGAGTATGGTTCATATGAAGCAGCACATAAACAGTTTATTATCAGAAGATTGGACTCTTGAATTAACAGTTGAACTATCAAAAGACTATCTAAAGATAAACACATTCCCACAAAGGTACCCGTTTCATTATCATGTTAAAAATTTTTCGACTATAATAGGTGAAGCCTATGGAAATTGAGTACAGATTATATTATGATGAAACGGGTAATGCACTATTCTATACATGTGAGAAACCTGAGGGAACTTATTTGGTAATTAGTGCATTTAAATATGCATTGGGCGACCCAAACGTAATGATAAAAAATGGTGAGATTGTAAAAAAAGAGCATAAACTAACTATTTCCAAATACTATAAATCCGATGAGGGAACACAGTGCAGTGATTTTGATATAAACATTATAGTAGATTCGGAATATAAAAACAAAACAAATTATTGGTTATATAAACATGTCGAACATAATTGATGTAGCAGATTTAGATTGTATCTATTTGAGTTACGATGAGCCTCAAAAAGAAGAATTTTGGTTAAAGATTCAGAACATGGTTCCTTGGGCTAAACGTGTTGACGGAGTTAAAGGAAGTGATGCAGCACATAAAGCAGCAGCAGAAGCAAGCGATACAGAAAGATTCATATTGATCGACGGTGATAACATGCCTGATGAGGATTTCTTCAATATGCAATTAGATTTCACTGATAAAGAACCTGTATATCAACGTGCTCAGTATCGTTGGAAAGCTATTAACAATATTAACGGTTTGAGATATGGTAATGGTGGAATGAGTTCATGGACTAAAACATATGTAATGAATATGAAAACTCACGAAGCAAGTGATGGTAACGAAACAACCACTGTTGACTTTTGCTTAGATAGCAGTGATAACATCTATTGGGCAATGCATGATTGCTATAGCACAACATATCCCAATTTTACTTCATTTCAAGCATGGCGGGCTGGCTTTAGAGAAGGTGTAAAGATGTGTTTAGTTGGCGGGCGTGTTCCAACTGTAGCGAAGTTTAGGGAATCAGTATCTAATAGAAACTTAAACAATCTTACTATTTGGCATAACATTGGTCTTGATGTAGAAAATGGTGATTGGGCAATCTATGGTGCAAGATTAGGTACATACATGACAATGCTAACTGATTGGGATAACAAAGAAGTTCAATGGTTTGATAATTTTTCTAAATTATGGGAAGAACATAAACACAACAATCCATTGTTGACTGCAGAGTATTATGGAACATTTTTGAGTGATAATTTAGATTTACCTATTTGTACTATGACTTCTGATCAAAGTAAATTCTTTAAGCGTCATTGCAATGTAGATAAACACAACTTAGGTCCTTTAGTGCGTGAAATGGATGTTATACGAAGAATTGAGGGCTGGTAATGGGATATCAACACCCAAGAGAAGTACTAAAGAAACGTTGGGAAATTATTGATACTGTCAGTGATAGTTTTTGTTCAGCCAAATGGTTCCAAACTACATTATATTTACAGACCGGATGGAATCATAGCTGTCATCACCCAGCACCACATAAGATACCATTAGAAGAAGTAGAAGCAAATCACAAAGCACTGCACAATACTAAATTTAAAAAACAACAAATGCAAATGATGCTAGACGGTGAACGTCCACCTGAGTGTGATTATTGCTGGCGAGTTGAAGATTTGGGCGGCGATAATGTTAGTGACAGATATTATAAGTCTAGTATGCATTGGGCTTGGGATAACATGCCCCGAATAATAGAAAAGAAAACTGCTGATATAAATCCCACATACTTAGAGATTAGTTTTAGTAATGTATGTAATTTTAAATGTGCTTACTGTACACCCGATGTTAGCAGCAAGTGGCTAGAAGAAATTCAACAACATGGGCCGTATCCTACTAGCTGGAATACAGGTGATTTAATATACTTAAAGCAAACAGAAAGGTACCCGTACACAAACAAAGAACATAATCCATATGTTGAAGCATTTTGGAAATGGTGGCCAGAACTTTATAGTAGCCTTAACACGTTACGATTGACCGGCGGCGAACCATTACTTAGCAAAGATGTATGGAATATCTTATCAAAGATTGAAGAAAATCCTAACCCTAACTTGATCCTAGCAATCAATACTAACTTGAATGTTCCGGATAATTTAGTAGAAAAATTCATTCAATACGTTGAACGTGTAGCACCAAAGCTAAAAGAAATACAAATCTACACAAGTTGTGAGGCAACTGGTCGGCAAGCCGAATACATTCGTTATGGCATGAATTATGTGCAATGGTATGATAACTTAGATACCTTTATACAACGCTTGCCAAAAAATGCATTCATTGGCATAATGACTACTATCAATGTTATGTCACTAAGTACGTTTGATATATTTGTTGAAGATATATTAAGTTTTAGGAAAAAGTATTATAAGAGTTTTACTAATAATAATGTTATATTAAGTATTAACTATCTACGTTGGCCGCCCTATTTGCATATGTGCTTGGCTCCAACTGAGTTAAAAGAAAAAACAGCAACTAAAATAGACCAACTAATAGCAAAACACAAAGATGAGAAGAAAGAACATTTTGGAATGTTATTCCATGATGACGTAGATAAGTTATCTATGATAGCCAACTTACTTAGAACTCATACAATACCCGAAAGTGATCTACAAAGAGATAGGAAGGATTTTGCATCCTTCATCACTGAGTATGATAAGAGAAAGAATTTAAATTTCACACAAACATTTCCAGAGCTTAAATCAGTGTATGAAGAATGGAAAACGTTATGATAAGGAATGATTTTTTAATAGAAAGTCCCTGGACTGAAAAGTTTGGAACTTTTAATTTTCTACATACTGATACTAAGGAACTTTTTGAAAAGAATAGAGAAAAGTTAGGTCCTGAGTGGCGTTACTATAACGAACCTGTAACATATACATTGAATGATTTAGGGTATCGTATGGAAAAAGAAATGCACGAAGTAGACTATGATAACTATATTGCATTTTTTGGATGTAGCTATGCCTATGGTATTGGTATGCCATTAGAAGATTCATTTGCCTATATAACAGCAAAACGTGCAAAGTGTGACTATGTTAATGGTGCAATATGTGGGGCTAGCCCCGATTTTGTATATACTAATTTCCTACACTTTTTTGAAAAAGTTCCTAAGAAGCCAAAATGCTTTATCTTTGTTTGGCCAGCGATTGTTAGAACATTTTATTGGTATAAAAATGATCCTATATTCTTAATTCCAAACAACGAAGAAAGAGCAACAACCTATTGGAACAAAGCATACAAAGACTTTATTATGGAAGAAAGCCATATACATAATAGATTTAAATATATAAGATCGGCTATTAAAATAATATGTGAATCTAATAAAATTCCATATTATGAATCTACGTTATATCAATCAGAAGATTTTAGTTCTAAATATACAGGAATAACTGTTCCGGATAAATTTCATCCTGTATATTATATACTTGAGCAGGATCCCAAAGTATTACATTTGAATTGGGGAAGAGATATTATTAAGATGTCTAAAACTGAAATAAGTGCTCATCCTGGTACTTACTGTCAACACGCAATGTCAGATAATTTTTTTACTAAATTTGGACACTTACTAAATGATTAATTTTTTTAAACAAATATATAATAGTATTATACGTGAGATCGCTTACCGTAAAAAGCTAAGACAACTAAAGAAACAAGATCCATTCATATACAAATGAGTATTTTAGGAATAAGCTGCGGCTTTCATGATGCTGCTATAACCCTTGTAAATCCCAAAGGTGATATAGTATTTGCCGGACACAGTGAACGCTATAGTAAAAACAAACACGATGCTCATATTTCAATGGGCCTGCTTAATGAAATAAAGGGTCATTACATTGATACTGTTGCTTACTATGAACGACCGCTTATTAAACAATTAAGACAACTACGCAGTGGACAAGGAATTGAATGGAAGAAACTCACTGTTAATAAAATTATAAAAGATGAATGTGCTCCGTGGTTGCCTAATAAACCCAAACGAATAAAATCTTACAATCATCATCTCAGTCATGCAGCAGCAGGATTTCAAACAAGTTCATTCACTAGGGCAACAGTAGTTGTTATTGATGCGATAGGTGAGTTTGACACTATTAGTATTTGGGGTGCTGAGTATAATCATATGGGAACTGCTAGCTATAAATTATTGTGGAAACAGCAGTATCCTCATAGCATTGGATTATTCTATAGTGCTATGACTAAACGAATTGGATTGCAACCACTAGATGAAGAATATATAATGATGGGTATGGCTGCATATGGTCAACCTACATATGAAAACGAAATGAAGTCACGTATAATAGAGAACGAATACACGCTTCTATTTAAAGAAAATCTTCATTTAGGAATAGACAAAACACAATTTAGTGATATAGATGAATATGATTTGGCTGCATCTACACAAAAATTAACAGAAAATTTAATATATAATGTCATGTATCGTGCAAGAAAACTCAATTGGAGTAAAAATCTTGTGTATATGGGCGGTGTTGCATTGAATTGTTTAGCTAATAGGAGTCTTGGTGCATACTTTGATAATATTTGGATTATGCCTAATCCCGGCGATGCTGGTAGTAGTCTTGGCGCCGCAGCCCTCGCCTTTGGTCGTCGTCTTAACTGGCATAATGCTTATCTTGGGCATGAAATTAGCGGAGCGTACCCGACGAATAGATTACTTGATAGTTTGCTTAGCGATGGTATTGTTGGGGTGGCTAGTGGCCGCGCAGAATTTGGTCCTCGTGCCTTAGGCAATCGTAGTTTATTAGCAGATCCTAGAGGTCCGCACATTAAAG